GCCCAGTTCATGCCGTACCTGTTGAGGCGCGGTCCGTGGACCTCAAACTCCTCGTCGGCTAGCTCGACCAGGCCGAGCGGGCTGATCTGGATGGTGAGATCGCTGGAAGCGGCTCTATAGGAAGGGCTCTGAAACTGGATCGCCATCTAGGTGCTACACCCGCCTGGGGGTCGTAGACGGGCTACTCGGGGGAGGAGCCCCCACCTTGGGCAGCCGCTTCGTGCCGTGCGAGGTCATGCTCATGCTGACCATGTACTGGTACTTCTTGAGCGGAGTACTGGCGGCGCGACCGGCGGCGAACGGGTCGAACCGGGTCAGGTTGGACGAGTGGAAGATCGTGGGGGCCGGCGTCCCGGTCAGTGGGTTGGGCTCGGCCAGCACCTCGACTTCCAGGTCTGGCGGCACCCACAACTCACCCGTGTCGTCAGCGGTCATCGACACTGCCCTTGAAGGGGAGCCGCTCGTCGGGGAGCTTGCTGGTCTTGCCCTCGTCAAAGTCCTGCTTCGGGCTGGGCCGGTAGACCTGATCGACCATCGAGCCGAGGCCACTGGCAGAAGGTGCCCGGTCGTACATGCGCCGGGGGTTGCTGGACAACGGGCTGGCGTGGGGATCCCGGCGGTCGTTCCACAGCGTCTGGAGGTCCATGTAGTCCACCGGGACGTTCTGCACGTAGGGCTTGGCCATCAGTGTCTCCTTAGTGAACAGAAAATCTGTCGAGAACTGACACCCGCTCGACACCAGGACGAGGTATTATTTTCAGCATGGCTGTGACCCTGTCCGACGAGGAGTTCGCTCTCCTGTTCGACTTCCTCGACCGAGAGCACACCATCACCATGGACCCCGACTTCGTAGGCGACACAACGGCCATCGGCAAGCAACTCTGGGACCGAGTCCAGGTGATCGGCGCCGAGCGCGGCCTCACCCCCCAACATAAGGTTGACCCTTCCGAGCTATTCCCTTGACCCTGGGCCTGCCGCTCTGGGTGGGTGCCGAAGTCTCTATGTGCTTCCCGGCCTCCCAGGTGATGGCCTGCAAGTGGTGAGGTAGGTCGATACCGCGGCCCTTGGCCGCAGCCCGGTAGGCGTTCTCAATGTGCTCGTAGCGGGTTGGCTTGCCGCTCTTGAGTGCCGCCGAATCGAGGCCCCGGCCAGTGAAGGCAGCCGGGTACATGCGGTTGGCGGCAACGTCGTGCGCCCGGTAGTCGACGGTGACATGCGTGGGCTGATCGGGATAGGCGATGTTGTGGAAGAAGGAGTGTGTCTTCGGGGAGGTCTGGCGGGGCATGACCTCGGTGGGGTGCTCGCCCTCCATGATCCGGTGTGCCCGTACCAGGGCCTTGTCCTGGGCGTGGACCAAGGGCGTGCCCTTGAGGAGGTCCTCGGCCTCAGGCGTGCGCCGGCCCTGCGCCGCGGAGTGGTGGATGACCGCCCAGTCGTCCCTCTTGAGCCTGTGCAGGGAGTGGAGGGCGGGCAGGTTGCGACCCGACCAGTCCATCTGAGGGCTGATAGCAGCCACGATCCCGGCCCCATGCTCGGGACTGATGCTGGTGCGCCGCACACCCTTGGCCACCGCCTCATGGACCCTGGGGTACCACTCCCGGCCTCGCTGGTGGACCTCGGGCGGGGCCACGTCATGCATGGTCTGGATGTTGCGGACCGCGGCGCGGAACTGCCTCGGGTTCCCCATGTCGAGCTTGGGGTACTGCGCGGCGAAGCCCTTCTGGCTGGCTCGCCCGGTGGGAGTGGGTTCCAGCTTGGACCCAGGACGGAGAAAGTCTGCTCCCACCTCAGTCGGTGACGACCTCAGGCGCCCGCCGCTTCTGGATCCGACCGTCGCGGGTCACTTCCTCGTAGCGGACTTCAGCCTGGTCGGTGAAGCTGCCGTGGGCGAACTCGCCCAGCATGGTGGGGGCGTCGATCCAGGCCGCGGAGCCGACGTGCGCCCGCTGCGCCATGGTTTCCTCGGGCATCTTGAACTGGACGGCGGGGTTGACATGGTTGAGCCGCCCCGGTGCCGGCACCATGGGCTCCAACATCCCCTGCTGGAAGCTCGACGGCAGGTCGGTGTCGGTGGCCATGCCCTCTTCGAAGCGGAGCGGACCACGGTTACCTGGACGGTTGGGGCCAACTGACAAGTCGTAGGCGTAGTTCCCCCGCTCGGGGAACATCGGATCCGGTCCCAAGGACATGGGGCACTCCTTCTGTTGCCGTTTGACACAAAAGGCTAGTGACGGCCTTAGTGCGCAAAGATGCCACCCGAGTGGTCACGACCGAGCAATGGGGCTGACTTACCCTCGGAGTTATGGCCAAGCAGCGCCAGATGCGGCTGAGACTTACTGGTATGTCAGCACGCCAGTTCGCCCCAGTAGCGCCAGCACTCAAGGGAGCCCGTGTCTACACGGGTCAGGCCACGGGCGGGAACTACCGGCCTCCTAGCTCGCAACTTCAGCAGGATCCCATGGTGGGCTTCAACATCGGGCGGGAGTACCGCCGGAACCAGATGGAGCCGACCGGTCCCCGTGTGCGCCGCAGCTACGGCGCTTTACGGAAGGAAGTCAACAGTCAATACGACTACATGACACGTCCTGAGTCAGAAGGTGGGCTCGGTATTCAGCACAGTGTCACCGAGCACGACCCCTACAAATCAGGAAAGGAAATGGCGCACGATGTGCGCAGCAATCGCAGGATTCAGACCTTTTCCTCAGCCAGTACCGGGGGCCACGCCTACTTCAGTGACGAGGAGAACGACCGGTTCCGGGCCGTGCATGACTTCTTCGGGCACGCGGCCACCGGACGCGGCTTCTCCCGCCATGGTGAGGAGGCTGCCTGGCAGAGCCATCAGCAGATGTTCTCGCCGGCAGCGCGCGAGGCCATGACCTCCGAGACTCGGGGCCAGAACTCCTACCTCAACTACTCACCCAAGGGAGGATTCCCCGAGCAGTCCATGGTGGGCATGAGCAAGCTGGCCCAGAGCCCTCAGGCCGGGGCCATCCTCAAGCGTCAGCCCGAGCCCAGCCCCAAACCTGGTGGCCAGCAACTTAGGCTGTTTCCATGAGCGACGCCTGGGCCGCGACTACCTCTATGCAGCGGGCGACGAACACGGTGCCAGGAAAAAGCGCGCAGTCTCCCGCCGACGCGGATATACAACAGGCCGACAACAACTCCGGTGGTACGCCGAACTTCGCGGGCGGATCGGGCGCGGCGCAGGGCGCCCTGCGCCAGGCCGTCAGCGGCGCCCCCTGAGCGACGTTCGGCGCTCCTGTCGGGAGAGCCGCTGGCGCTGGGAGACTCGCTGCGCTGCCGCCCACGGGGTGGACATGACCTCGACCTCGGGCACCAGCATGGCCTCGGACATGATGGTGGCGCAGGCCAGGCTGTCGACGTAGTCGTCGTGGACGCCGGCCTCGTTGGGGGCCTCGACCAGCAGGTGAGCGCCCTGGTACTTCTTCTCCACGTCGATCATCTGCTGGCGGAACCGGCGGTAGACCTTGGTCTTGCGGGCCTTGGGGTGCGCCGGCCAGGAGATGAGGCCGCGCTGAAGTAGCTGCTGGAGGTGCTTCCAGCGCTTGGACTGGTCCCCGATCTGGGAGGACAGGGGCTCGATCTGCACGGTGGGGAGAAGCCGCTTGAGCCGGTCGGCGGCTACGTCCCCGACGCCCTGGGCGTCCACCCCTATTGCCACCACGGAGTAGTTCTGGAGGAAGTCGATGATGCGGAAGTACTGCTCCTCCCACTCCTCGCCGTGCATCTCCAGCCAGTTGAGGATCCGGTGGTCGTAGAGGCCAAGCTCATCCGGCCTTTCCCAGTCCACCCACAGGATGGTGACGACGGTGGAGTCCATCTTGCGGGCGAAGTCGATGCCGGCCACCAGCGGGGTCTTCCACCAGGCCGGCACCAGGGGCATGGAGGGGTCCCCAAGCTCGTCCAGGCGGGCCTCGGTGATGAGCATCCCTCGTTCCAGCAGCCACTCCAGCTTGTAGTTCAGCCGGAACTCGTCGGAGTCCTCACCGATGCGCTGGGCTTCACCCCGGATGTAGGCGGCGTAGTTGCGGTTGTACCGGGCGCAGTGCTTCCAGTCGAAGCGGAAGTGGTCCTGCTTGGCCCCCCGGCGCAACTCCTGGCGCTTGTTGTGCTGAATGGTCTTATAGAAGACGCCCTTCACAATGTCCGGGGTGCCGGTCATCACCATGGTGGCCAGGTAGAACGCCCCCATCGGGGTGATGGATTTGTTGAGCACATACTCGTCAACGGACTGCGATTCGTCTACGAAAATGACGTGGTAGCTCTTGGACTCGATCTTGGCCCTGGGGTTGGCGGTCTGCATGGCGCAGAAGCTCTGACACTTCTTGAGCCGCACCCGGCG